CGGTTGCCTTGAGATGGGGAGTCGTAATCGATGCCTTCCGATCTCTCGCGTTCATCGCGCACCTGATTCTGATCGAGGGTGGACCAGTCGGAATTGGTGCCGGATGTCTTCGAATGCGCGATCGCACGCGCCAGGAATTCCGGGTCCGAGGTCCCCTGGTAGAGCGTGCCTTCTCCCCGGAGCAGCTCGTCCACCGTCACCCGCCGCCGGTGGCCCACGAAGCTGAAATCCTGGATACAGGTGACACCACGTTCGGCAGGGACCACGATGTCATCCGGTTCACACGGAAAGAAGCCGGGGCCCTCATAGTCGCAAACCCGCCGCACTTTGCCACGGACCAGTGTGTCGAACTCGCGACGGTACCAGGGCCGGTGGGCTACTGCGTGGCCGAAGAGAATGCGCCTGAATTCGAAGATGCACAGCGGGTTGACCATCTCCATCTGGTCGAAAACCAAATGCGTCATGTAGCGGCCAACCTTGCGGACCTTGCCCGCGTCCGAGGGTCCGACCGCGCGCCCGGTGATCTCGGCATCGTCGCCCAGGAGGCTCTGCATGTCCCTGGCCAGTTTGTTGAAGGTCTGCCACTGGATCATCGGGACCGTGTGGTTTGGTTTGCCCTCGTCTCCAGCGCGGGTTGCGTTCACCCGGTTCTCCCACTTTTGCATCCAGCTTCGGCAGCGTTCCCGCCAGCGGTGGGTGTTCTGCGAGGCGTCGGAGAAATCGGTTTCGATGCGCTGGATGAGCCTGTTCTTTTCTTCGTCAGGCAGCTTGATCTGGAAGGACTTGGGCACTCAGAGGCTTTATCGCCGCAGGGCATACCACCCCAGCGTGCTGCAGGCCGCAGTCGTAGTAATACGGCAGCAAGGCTCCCGCTACCCACATGGGGCCGCCGCATCTTGCACAGGTCACCATCTTCCCGCGCCGGCACCAGTCTGAATGATTCCCTCTCCCGAATACACAGGCCTCACAACACACCTCAGGATCAGGCCGGAATGGTCGGGATTGAAGATCAGACATGAGGAAACACCTTCCTGAAAACGTAGATGCCCGCAATCCCGCACACAATGGCAAGTCCGAGCAGGCATACGTCCTCAATCGTCATCGTCGCGCCCTCGTCCGTACTTCACGGGCTTCCAGCTATTCCGCTTCTGTTCTTCGGTCTGATGCGGCTTTTGCGGGCAGTAACGTAATCCGATTACCGACAACGCTTCTGCAAACACCAGATCATCATGCTTCCCGTACTTGGCTGCGATCACCCCAGCCGGATCTCTTTCCAAAGTTCTGCACTCCTGGGCTGTGCCCGAGTGGTGAACGGTTATCGACCCTTCCAAGAATGCGGTATCGAGGGCGCCCAGCAGCAGCGGACGGTTCACGCCATCGGTCTGGAAGCCCAGCTCGTTGAAGGTGACAGGCCGCATGTCGCCCGCAGGACGCTGTTTTCGATAGATCCGGTCCTGGGGATAGCCGCGTTCGAGAATTCCTTGCAGCAGCAGCCGGCCGGCGCCGATCGTCTCCGGCACCAGGTAGGCCCAGTTGTAGAACCAGCCCAGGTGATACACCGTCTCCGCAAAATTCCACTCCGTCACACGGTCGTGAAAGACTGCCACCTGTTCTCCCGTGTCGGCGTCCCTCACCGACGCGGCCGCATAGTCGGGGTTCGATTTCCCGCCCTTCTTGGCTTCGGGGTCTTTCCCTTGAGCTGAGTCTGCCCCGATCACATATCTGCCCCCCTTCTTGGGCCGGCGGTAAATGCAGAGCGGGGAATTCTCCTTCTGGCTGAATTGCACCCGCCGATCGCCGCCCAGTTCGAGCGTCGTCAATTCTCCACGCATGGGCTCTTCGATCGCGCAGCATCTTTCGACCGCTCCCAGGTCCAGATAGGTCCGGGTGCTCGATTGGAACGCTTCGCGGGGATTCGACGGGTACTCCTGCCGGAACGTCTCGATCTTGTCCCCGCAGTTGTTGCGGATCGCCCACCGTCTCCAGGCGAGCTGCCGCAAGGTCAGGTTGTAACGCTGCTGTTCCTCGATCTCCCCCCGGCTCAGGTCCTTCTGGAGATAATGCGGGTCCGGCACATCGATCGCATATTCCGGATGCTCCCACCAGGCGAAGAACAGGAATTGCCAGCCGCCGGCCGTCTTCGGATCCTGCACCGTCTGGCACATCTCATAGAAGGGTCCGCCGGCGCCGAACCCGGTCGACTCGATGACCACCAGGGTTTCCGGCAGGTTGGGAACGCGCGGGAGAACGCCATCCAGGAAGATCTGCCCGGTGTCCATGAAGCCGAACTCGGATATCTGGAGAGCCTGCCAGGGGTGGGATCGGCCGGCATGGACGTTGTTTCCGGTGACGCATTTGATGAAGCTGCCGTTGGCCCAGCGCAGCGTGTCGTCTTTGTCGTTCACCAGCTCGGGGAGGCAGATGCCGGCACCGGGGATGCCCGCCGTGAAGGGCTGGTAGTAGTGCTGGAAGTCTTTGTAATACCCAAAAACGAGCTTCGCGTGGTCCTCAGAATCGGCTACTGCGAGGCAGTGGCGCCCCGGCATGAACGGAATCGCATGGAAGTTCTGGGCCGCCGTGCCGCTCGACACCATGACCTGGCCGGCCTTCAGATAGCAGATTCGGACGGGGACTCCGGCCGCACGCTGCTTGTTGATGGCCTTCATCAGCTTGATCTGCGCAGGCTTCAGGATCATGGGCAGGGTGCCGCCGCCCTTCAGTGTGATTCTCAGGGACTCTTTGCAGAATTGCTGGTGGTCGCTAAAGCCTTTGATGAGTTTCTGCTGTTCAGCGGGAGTGAGGCTGGGAGTCATTCTTCGGGGGGATCGTTCATGTGCTCGAGAAGGTCATCGAGGTCGAGTCCCGGCACATCGTCAGATTCACAGCACTCACAGCCGGGGCATTCGGCCTCCCCTCCGCAACTGCACACGCAAAGATCTCCACCGCAGCCAGCGCAGTGAAGTACACCTGTCCCAGAGCAGCCCTTCTCCCATTCACATATACAGATTGGGTGTTTCATTCCTTAAACAGTTTCCTACCCGCAGCCGCCGCGCGCCCGAATTCCTTGACGGCCAGCACGCCCTTATACGGCTTGCATTGGCTGATATTCACGTCATCCGGCAGGCATCCGAAGTGCAATCGGATGTACTTGCACCAGAGGTTATTGAAATGCACCAGCCGCTGGTCGAAGTCGTCGTCTGGACCGGATGTACCAGTACCTGCAACCGCGCCGCCTGCCAGGAGAGCCGCAATTGCACCCCGCCTGGTCGAGTCCGCGATCGCTGCCAGTGCCATCCGTAAGCTGGAGTCTCCCGGCAAATGGGACACGCGTGACCAATTTCGAGCCAGGATCATATGCCGCAGCGTATGCCGGCGATTCCAGCCGAAGGTTTTCTCCGACCAGGGGATGAACTGACCGTGCGGGAGCAGGGCTTTCGCCGCGATTAGCCGGTGGCCCACCTCCACCTTGAACTTGCACGCATGTTCAGCGTGTTCGATGGCGAGGTCTTCGTAGTGCAGGATCTGGCGGGTTAACTGATCGAGGCTGAGGCCGGGAGTCATAGAAATAGCTGGTAAACCCAACCCATTCCCAAAGCGAATCCACTGATAACGAGTCCCGTGACCATCTGCAACCAAAACGGCGGTTGCTCTTTGTCTGGGGAAAAACTTTGCTGGTGCGTGAGCAGCGCAACTATGATCGAGATCCCCATCGCTCGGGGGATGGAAAGGGGCGCGACGTGGAAAGCATCGACCACAAACCACCGCCATAACGTGCACAGCACAAGGCCGCGCAGCATAGCGGTCCATGGAATCAGCAGCAATCCTAAAAGCGTAGTCATAATGTACCCATCATTTGCTTCAAAGCCTGAAGCGCAGCCCGGTGGTGTTGACTCGCTCGTGAAGGGGAGATCCGCATGCGCGCCGCCGCCGCGTCGATGGTCAAATCGTGCAGGTACATCAGCTCGATGATGCGGAATTGTTCAGGGGGGAGTTGCCAGATCTGTGCAGGCAGC